TTTATGGTCTTACAAGATGGTGTCATTCAAAGAATCTTAAAACATTGATACTCGTGCCTACAACAAGTTTAGTAGAACAAATGTATTCTGATTTTTTAGATTATGGTTGGTTAGAATCTTACATGCAAAAGATATATCAAGGTCATGATAAAAGAGTTACCAAAGATGTTGTCATATCAACATGGCAATCATTATATAAGTTTCCCAAAAAATATTTTGAACAGTTTGGTTGTGTAATTGGTGACGAGGCACATACTTTTAAATCTAAATCTTTAACATCTATTATGAATAAATTACATTTATGTAAATATCGTTTTGGTTTGACAGGTACACTTGATGATTTACAAACACATAAACTAGTATTAGAAGGTGTATTTGGTGCAGTCAATAAAGTAATATCAACAAAAGAATTGATTGATAAAAAGACTTTATCAAATTTAAAAATTGATAGTTTGATTTTAGGATATAATGATAATGAATGTAAAATAGTAAAAGATTTAAAATATGCAGATGAGATAGATTATATTGTTAGACACAAACCGCGGCTATTTTTTGTTAATAAATTATTGTCACCACTAAAAGGTAATACTTTAGTATTATATCAATTTGTAGAAAAACATGGAAAGCCTTTATACGATTTAATATTGAACACTTATAAAGACAGAAAGGTATTTTTTGTAAGTGGTGATGTTGATGCATTGACTAGAGAAAAGATTCGTGCCATTACAGAAAAATCATCTAATGCTATAATTGTAGCATCATACGGAACTTTCTCTACTGGTATTAATATTAAGAATTTACATAATATTATTTTTAGTTCACCATCTAAAAGTAAGATAAGAGTATTACAATCAATAGGTCGTGGTTTAAGATTAGGTGATAATAAAAATGAATGTAAATTATTTGATATTGCTGATGATTTTACTTACAAAAGTAGACAAAACTTTACACTTCAGCATTTTATGGAAAGAATAAATATATACAACCAAGAACAATTTGACTATACAATTCACAGGATAAAATTATGATATCACAGAAAGATTATGAAAATTTAAAAGAAATGTATGATTATAAAAGAAAAATAGAATACAATAAAGAGAAAACAAAAAAACGAATAGATGAAATGTATAAAGAGTTTAACATTCTTGGTGGAACAAAAGAAGAAATGTTTGACCATTTTTGGAGTAATGTTAATTATAACAATACAGAATTTGATGACCCACCAACTGATTGGGTACCTGAAAACCAAGAATTAAGGTTATGGAATGAGTAAAGAAATGCAACCTAGAATATTTAAACTTTCAAATGGTGATGAAATCATTTGTATGGTACACGATACATTAAATGATTATTTTAAAGTTTCATTACCTTTAAAGTTAGTAAATTTAACATCGATGAATAAAAAAGGTGAATATGAAGAAAATCTTGCTCTTCGTAAATGGACAACTTTTACTGATGAAAAAACATTTGCTATACAAAAAAGTCAAGTTGTAGTTCATCATAGTGTTACTTTAGGTTTAACAAAATATTATGAGTATATAATCAAAAGATTTAAAGATTTTGATAATCATTCTAGTTTAAAAAAAGCAAATGATGAATTAGAAAGTAAAATGTCTAAAGAACCAGATATATCAGAAGAAGATAAGTTTGAAGAACTAATTGATGAATATTGTAATTATTATCCAGAATCTAAATTTAAGAATTAATTCGTTGAATTCAAGAAGATTATACCAAGTAAAAACCAATCTGTCAATGCAAAATAAATATTAAAAGGTGATTGACATATATTAAAAATATGATAGTATATCATAAAGGAAAATATAGATGGCTGCAAATGCAAAACACTATGTTAATAATAAAGAATTTTTAGAGGCAATAATAGAGTGGAAAGAAAAGGTTAAAGAGGCAGAGTCCTCTGACGAAGATATACCACCAGTAACAGATTATATTGGTGAATGCTTTTTAAAAATTGCACAACACTTATCTTACAAACCAAATTTTATTAATTATACATTTAAAGAAGAAATGATTGGTGATGGTATTGAAAACTGTTTACAATATGTAAATAATTTTAATCCTGAAAAATCAAAGAATCCATTTTCATACTTTACACAAATAATATATTATGCTTTCATTCGTAGAATTCAAAAAGAAAAAAAACAAACTCATGTAAAACATAAAATTATTGAGAAAAGTATGATGCCTACATTTGAACAGAATCCTTTAGACGAAACCAATTATGGTAATCAGTATATGGATTATTTACAAAAAAATATGTTACCACAAGATGGTCAAGAGGTTTACAAAAGTAAATCTAAAAAAAAAGAAACTAAAAAAAGTTTAGAAAACTTTTATGAAGAGGAGTAATAATATGTTTAGTTTTATAACAAATTTATTTAAACCAAAACCTAAAAAACCAAGTAAAGCCGGTTTAACCATGATGACTAAAAAAGAACTAGAAAAACTAGGTCGTAAATATGGTATTGAGTTAGATAGAAGGTTTACAAAAAGTGACCTTGTTGAAGAACTTTATGAACACTTAAATAAGAAAAAATAATGTACGAATATAAATGTGAAATCATAAGAGTTGTTGATGGTGATACAGTAGATGTTAATATTGATTTAGGCTTTAACACTTGGTTGTGGAAAGAAAGAATCAGATTAAAAGGTATAGACACACCTGAATCGAGAACAAGAGACCCAGAGGAAAAGAAAGCTGGACTATATGCAAAAGATGTAGTTGAGAATTTTTTACCAGTAGGTTCTACACAAACACTAAAAACTTTTAAAGATAAAAGTGGTAAGTATGGTAGAACACTCGGTGACTTTGTTATATTTGATGGTCAAGAAGATAGACAAAGAACTTTGGTAGAATATATGATACAACATTATATTGGTGTTGCATATGAAGGACAATCAAAAGAACTTATAAAAGAACAACAATTAAAAAATATATCATATTTAAAAGCTGAAGGATTAATTGACTAGTGAAAATTGCTTTAATTACTGATACTCATTTCGGTGCAAGAAATGACCATGAACATTTTAATACTTATTTTCATAAATTCTATGAAGATATATTTTTCCCATATTTAAAAGAACACAATATTAAAACTTGTATTCATCTAGGTGATGTAATGGATAGAAGAAAATTTATTTCTTTTAAGATTGCAAAAGACTTTAGAGAAAAGTTTTGTGAAACTTTTGTGACAAATGGTATAGATGTCCATATGATAGTGGGTAATCATGATACATACTATAAGAACACTAATGATGTAAACTCACTTGACGAATTGATTGGAAAAAGATATCCATCAATAAAAATATATAAAGAAGCCACAACAGTTGAATTTGATGGTTTTCCTATATTTTTAATACCGTGGATTAATGCTACTAATTATAGCAAAACGATTGATGCAATGAATGAAACAAGAGCAACTCAAGCAATGGGTCATTTAGAAATCAAAGGTTTTGAAATGAATCATAATATGCGTTCTGAAACTGGAATGGATAAATCTGTATTCAGTAAGTTCGAGGCCGTATTCTCTGGCCACTTTCACAAAAAATCTGACGATGGTCACATATTTTATTTAGGTACACCTTATCAAATATATTGGAATGATGATAAATGTCCAAAGGGTTTTCATATCTTTGATACTGAAACTAGAAGTATGGAAAGAATAATTAATCCTTATACAATATACAAAAAAATATATTATGATGATACAACAGGTATACCAAGTAAAGATATAGAGTCTATTAAAGATAAGTTTATTAAATTAGTTGTTGTTAACAAAAACGATTTATATAATTTTGATAGATATGTTGATTGGTTACTAACAGAATCACAAGCACACGATGTAAAAGTTATTGAAGATTTTTCTGAATTAAAAGCAGAAAACATATCAGACGAAATAGTAGAGAACACTCAAGATACTATGAGTATTTTAGAAAATTATGTAAATGATTTAGATGTTAAAAATCTCAACAAAGACAGACTAAAAGCTTTACTCAAAGGTTTGTATGTTGAGGCTAGTAACATGGAAATTTAGGAAAAAGAAATGAGAAACTTTTTATTTGTATTTACATTATTATTTGCAACAACTTTGTTTG